ATGGGGGGGTAAGGGGGGAACGGCAGTTCCCCCCCTTAGATGGTCCGTAAAAACTCCCAGCCTAATTTCTCGCAAATTTCCTTCCAAACCACGTCGTGTGAAACAATCTTGTCCCGGCTCTTCAATAAAGGAAATAAAACCTTGTATTCATCTCTGTCCAATAATTCCACGAATTTGTATAATACATAGTTGTAATTCAAAAAGTTCTTCTTTGGTTTTTTCGGAATTTCACCCCATGCACTATTCACCGCCGAAAACATAATTCGGATTTTGTCTTCGATATCCTTTGTAATAATTGGTGGCGGTAATCCATTCAAACGGTTGATAATATGTGCTATGTGCTCATAATATTTATTTAGATTTAATTTGCGCAAATAATATCGGATTTTCTTGTTGGTCAACTCCGTTAAATCCTTGATACGCTCTTTCCTGATTTCTTCCCTAACCGCATCCAGGACTTCATCTGGTATATCAGTTGATTCCTTGGCTTGAATCTGATTCAGAATTTCATTCAAATGGTTGGTGCGTTTATATGCAAAATATGTGGCTTCAGGAGGAGGGTCTTTATAATTGGGTTTATCAGATTCAATGATAACATATTCCATATGACCACATTTTAGACAACTCATAAATCCTTCTATGTGATTCACAATAAGCTCATAATCCTTGTTATACATGACTTTGCATTTTTTGCAAAAGTCGATTTTATTGTGGACTTTCCCGCGAATACCATATGATTTGTCTATTTTAGAGAGGTATGCATCCAATTTAGAGGCTCTGTCAATATTTGTGCCCATTTGCACAAAATCATTCATCTTCAAAACTCTCTTCCCCTCATTATTTTCCTCAACTTCATCCTGCTTAGAGGGAATCCCAAAAAAGGCTCCAATTTTGGGCTCATTTTCTCCACCAACAATCCTCTTTTTTTCTTTCTTCTCCTTCTTTTTAGGAGGGGGTGAATCATCTTCTTGTTTTGCCACATCATCCATTTCATTGTAATATTCATATAGAATATTCCCGGTTTTGATAAAATAGTCGGTCTCTTTAGATTGCAACTCTATATTCTTGATTTTTTCTTTTAATTCATCGATATTGTTTTGAATTGAGAAAATAGCTGTTAAATCTTCTGGATTTAAGGCAATACTATCATTCATTTGTATTTTCTCCAATTTTTCTTCTTCTGATTTTAGCTCAAGATAATATTTTTTAAGATTCTTCTGTTCTTCCTTGAAATTTTTAATAATTTCATTATGTTTAGCATCTAGAGTGATCCGGGAATCACATTGAATAATTTTCTTATTTTTTTGTTTAAACATATTTGTTTATATTTACTTTTTTTTAAGTTATTTTTAATTAATGGATGCACTAGAATTGCAGAAAATGATATTTATATATAATGCATTAAAAACTGGCTGGAGTGTGAAAATGATGGGAGAGGGGAAATTTGAATTCAAGAAATCTCTGGAAAAGGCGAATTATACGAAAGAAGTATTCTTAGATGACTATTTAAAAAAATTTATTGAATCCAATTTAGAGATTGAGAACTTAAATATAAAATGATATATATACCAAATGAGCCAAAAAATATTTTTATATAGTAGCAATCTTGCTGCATTTATTGGAAAAAATCCGCATATTCCAGCTAGCCGTATATTCAATTCTCTCTATGAAAAATACTATAAAGTAGGAAAAACAGTGGGAGATAGTGAAAAGATACAGAAAATAGGTGAGAAAATTGAGAATAAAAAGCTATTAATCGAAATAGATACATTATGCAATAATAGTAAATCCCCTGAAATGATGCAGAAAGACCGCGAAGTTTTAATAAAAACATTGGAGACTTCTAGTGGATTGGCAGAAGAAGACAAGAAAGAAGTTCGAAAAATTGTGGAAGGGTATACGAACAAAAAATTTGGGACAATTCGTGAAATAAATGCATTAGATTTTTACAAAGAGAAATATAATGTGGAAGTGATCACGAAAATAGACCAACGTAGTAAGAAAATACTGACAATAGATGGCGCGGAATTATGGGTAATTAGTAAATTGGATGGGATGAAAATGGATGGAACTGTGATTGAGATTAAAAATCGAATTTATAAATTATTTGATGAAGTCCGGGAGTATGAGTGGCTACAAGTGCAGACATATTTGAATGTATATGGATTACCTAAGGCGGAATTAGTAGAGTTTTTGCAGAATAGTGGGGGAACAATGAAGATTAACCACGTTGAAAGGGATGACACATATTGGAATGAGATTTTGATTAAAATATTGGGGGATTATTTCCGCGTTTTTTTAAAAATCGTTAAAAATGAGGCAAAAATCAAGAAATATATGAAATTTGGCGAAACTGAGCAAAATGAATATATCAAAAAATTGGTGCGAAAAGAGAGCATCGAAAAAAATGAATAAGCAAAATATTACGAACATTGCTGTGCGAAAATTTTTGCTTATTCATTCAACAATCTTTCCCAATAATTGAAGCTTTAGAGTTATTTATTTTTTTAGAAATTAAATGCGTTTCTGAAAAAATTTTTTTCTTTGTTAAGAATATAAATGTCTGGAGGACTTATGCAACTCGTCGCCTATGGCGCCCAGGATGTCTACCTAACTGGAAATCCCCAAATCACTTTCTTTAAGGTCGTTTACCGCCGTCACACCAACTTCTCTATTGAATCTATTGAGCAAACCTTTAACGGAACCGCCGATTTCGGCAAGCGTGTTACTTGCACCATTTCTCGTAATGGTGATCTTATTAACCGTGTTTACCTTCAGGTTACTCTTCCCCTTGTTGAGTGCCCCACCGCTACCACTGCTGATAAATCTTTCTGCTTTCGTTGGGTCAACTACATCGGACACATTCTCATCCGCAACGTCGAGATCGAGATCGGTGGTCAGCGCATTAACTGTCGGTGCTGAAAAACGTGAGGGTTTAGGTTCTAAGACGAAGAATCCTAAACACAAAACCCTTTAGTAATCGTCTTCCTGGCAATAGACCACTGCCATAAAAAGGATTTACACACGTTAGTATAGTTGGTAACAACTGTGCAACATTGCCAAATTGCGGGAACCCCCTAAAACCGGCATTTAAAAATGAGAAAAAAATGATTTAATAATTTAATAATTATAAAATAAACTAAAATGAAAACTTGCAGAATTTGTGAAAAAGAAAAAGATTTTAATGAATTTCATGAAAGAAAATTAAAATATGGTATTGGATATAGAAATGAATGTAAAGAATGTAGATGTAATATAGAAAAACAAAGAAGACAAAATAATATTGAAGAATTTAAGAAAAAAGATAAAGAGTATTATCAAAAAAATAAGGAAACGCATAAAAAAAAATCAAAAGAATATACTATTAAAAATCATGATAAAATAATTTTAAATAAAAAATATTATTATCAAAAAAATAAAGAAAAAATTAGAATATACCATCTACAAAATAAAACTAAAAGAAATTCAAGAATAAAATTAAGAAGAAAAGAATATCCAATTTTTTCTATAAAAGAATCAATACGTGCAAGGATTCATGAAGCTTTAAATAAAAAAAAAATATCAACATCAAACTTAACCTTAATTGGAATAAATAATATAAATCTTAAAAAATGGATTGAATATCAATTTAATGATAAAATGAATTGGGAAAATTATGGCAGTTACTGGGTAATAGATCATGTTATTCCAGTATCATTTTTTAATCTTATTAATAATTTTGAAAAATTAATATGCAATAATTGGACAAATTTAAGACCATTGGAAAAAAAAGAAAATATTATTAAATCTAACAAAATTTTAGTTGATGAAATATTAAATCATATAAAAATATTAAATCAAATCTCATTATTAAATACAGGATACCAAGCATACCTTGAAAGTAGTATGTGGCGGAGAGTAGAACTCCGGTATGGTAAAAATTCCACGGATGAAGAAAATTTTAAAAATCTTCTGAAATGGGCAATCCGCAGCCAAGCCCCTAACTTCTAATAATAGAAAATGGGGAAGGTTCAACGACTAAATGGTAATGGGTCTTTTATTTATAAAAGGCTTAAGATATAGTCTAATCCTTTGGGAAACCAAAGGTATAATATTCAATCATCTATGCGACAAACACTATGGTGATTGGCTGAATATCTGGAACGAGCTTACCCAAGAGCCCGGACACCAGATAGGTTATGATAATATGGTCGGCAATACCTTCGCTCTTACTGGTACTGCCCTCGAGAAGGCTGAGGCAACTACTCTCTATGTTCCCTTTCAGTTCTGGTTCTGCAGAAACCCTGGTCTTTCTCTCCCTCTGATTGCCTAAAATGCTGGGCTGAAAAACACCACTCCTTTCTGAAATTTAGAATAAAGAAAGGGAAAATAGGTTAGCGGTTCTAACATAAAACTACCGCAGGTGTTAGTGCGATAATTCGTGCGACATTTCCAAATTGCTGGAAACCCCTAAAGTCGAATTTGCTACCAAAGGATCAATGAAAATTTTTCCTGGCTGAGAAAAAACTCAGGTATGGTAAAAGTGCAATCGAATGAGAAATAATCTTAGGATTTTTCTGAAATGGGCAATCAGCAGCCAAGTCCCTAAGGTTTGTAAAACTATGGGAAAGGTTCAGAGACTAAATGGTAATGGGTTTTTTATTTATAAAAAGCTTAAGATATAGTCCACTCCCGAAAACATACAGAGGTATTAAACCTCGGCTTCTGTATGTAAATACACCGAAAGGTGGGGTATTTAAGGTGCAATACCACGAGGTCAAAGTTATTCTTGAGTTCAGGCAGAAGAACGAGTGCTACGTCACTGCCGATTCCCTCGGAAACTGCGGAATCAACATCGACTCCAAGTCTGATTCCCTCTTCTGCGTTCCCTCTCTTGAGGCTGCTTCCCTCTATGTCGACTACATCTACCTCGACACTGATGAGCGTAGGCGTTTTGCTCAGGTCTCTCATGAGTACCTTATAGAGCAACTTCAATTCACGGGCGATGAGTCGATAACTTCCCAGAATATTAAGGTCAAACTGAACTTTAACCACCCCGTTAAGGAACTCATCTGGGTCATCCAGCGTGACTCCGTTATCCAGCTCGGAATGAACCAGTGGAACAACTACACTGATGACTTCGACAACGATACTCACGGCAAGATTCAGTCCAACGGTCTCCTTGACCCTTATGCCGCTCTTCGTACCAATGTCGAGTCCGGTTACTCCGCTGTCAGCTTCCCTGCCCAGCTCGTCGACAAGATCTACGGTCCCCAGGGTGAGGCTTGGCAGACTACCCCCGAGGTTGGTGTCAGCCAGCTTCCCCAGGGTGGTGGTGCAGGAACCAATAACAACGCCCCCGTCAACTTCTCCGATTACAACGAGGCTGCCGGTGGTGCTGACCACGCCGGTCTTGCTCCCCAACGTGCCGGTCGTAACCCCGTTGTTCGTGCCAAGCTTCAGCTCAACGGTCACGATCGTTTCTCCGAGCGTCTTGGATCTTACTTCAACCTTGTCCAGCCCTACCAGTGCCACACCAACATCCCCGCCACTGGTATCAATGTGTACTCCTTTGCTCTTCAACCTGAACAGCACCAACCGAGCGGCACGTGCAACTTCTCTCGTATTGACAATGCGACCCTTCAACTTCAGGTCACTCCAAAGACCTCTATTTCTTCCAAAATCCGTGTTTACGCGACTAACTACAATGTTCTTCGCGTGATGAGCGGCATGGGTGGCCTTAACTTAGTTACATTTTTCTTAATGTTTGTAATCCAGGGCCTAAAAGCAGTATGCTATAGTATCGTGAGTTCATGCTATAGAAAACCATTTACGTCCTCACTGCAATTTATAATTGCATGACTAACTGCTAGTGGATATATTATTATATATCTGCAACATACCTTGTTGTTCGGGAAACCCCTTACAGCCTTTTCTACCAAGGATTTATGTGAAAACTTAATCTGGCTAAGAGTAATGAACTTAGGTACGGTAATAATGAAAAGGATTGGGCAACCCGCATGTCTACTATCTAAGGGCGCTACGCTAGCCTATGATAGGGCATCAGAGACTGAACGGGCATGGGTCATTAATGATGGTTTAAGCAACCGGAAATGGCTTAAGATACAGTCCTCCTTTTAGGGAAACTTAAAAGATAAAGAGTGCTTACAGCAATTAAAAAATTTTATTATAAATCATTTACTGATTTTATAATATTTCAAGATTTTTCAAAAAAAACTTATTCATAAAAAAAGAACCAAAAATATGGTTTTTAATATTATTTAACAAGATTTTTGCTTATCCATGCGTATAATCAAAAAAAATTAATGATAATTACTGATATAAAATTTATGAAATTATTTAAAAAATAATTTATGATAAAATCTTTATAATAGATACTTTTTTTCAAGAAATTTGGGAATAGATTAATAATTTGACTGATGATTAGAAATATCAACGCCCATACCAGACGGAGTAGACACTGTCGTCTCCCCTATAGATTTGAAATTTTAATAAAGAGTAAATTAAAAATATTCGTTTTTAATTTAAAGAAAACTTCCTTATATACATTATACACAAAATGGATATCTTTAGAGCTTTTAATCTAAATGATAAGGATCACCTTATCAACATTCAAGGAACTGTTGAAGATCCTTTATTTCAAGCAAATCAAATATGTGATTTAATTGGAATAAAAAGTTTTCGTTCTCACATAGATGATTTTACAGATGAACATAAAGTTTTATGTCAAATAAAAACAAATGGAGGCTTACAAAATCTTATATTTTTAACAGAACTTGGCTTATACAAGCTTTTAGGCAGATCTAGAAAAGATATTGCCGCAAAATTTCAAAACTGGATAGTGAAAGTTATAAAAGAAATCAGAATAACTGGAATGTATAAATTAAATGAAGAAAAAGAAGTTGATAAAAAATTATTGGAAAATAACCAAAATATTATAAATAATCGAACTTTTATCAAAGCATTTCATAATAAGAATGTAATATACATATGCAAATTTAAGAATATTGATGAAAAAATTATTATAAAAATTGGATCTACTCAAAATATTAAGGAAAGAATATATAATCTTAATAATCAATTTGAAAATATTGAACCAAATATTTTAGATATTATTGAAGTAAATAATTATCGTAAATATGAAAAATATTTGCATAATCATCCTTATATTAAACAATTTTATTATGAATTTACCAAAAAAGATGGCACAATATCAAATGAAACCTATTTAACAACTGAAGAACAATGCAACTATATTATTAATATTTTGAATGAGGATAAGAAAAAATTTGATGTTGATACGATTGAATTAGAAAATTTAAGATTAAAAATTGAAGAAAAAAAATCAGAAAACAATATAATAGAATTAAAAATTAATGAATATAAATTGAAACAAAAAGAACTTGAAGCTGAAATTAAAAAAAATGAATTAGAATTAAAGAAAATTGAGATAGAAAAAATTGGAATTGAAGTAATTGAAAATGGAGAATCAGCAGAACAAGAAGAAGAAGAACAAGAAGAACGACCAGACCAAGAATCAAATTATTCATATAACTTTGAAATAAGGAAAATAAATAATGGAATAAGGGTTCCAAAAGTATATCAATATGATATCAATAATTTAAAAGATCCAATTAATATATATGATTCTCCAAAAGAATTAATAAGAATTAATAGCGATATTTTTATGAGTTCATTAAAGAATGCAATAAAGAATAATACAATCTATAAAAATTATAGATGGATATTTGTAAATAGAAATGAAGAACCACCGGCTGAAATACCTGAAACAGTTGATAATAATTGTAAATCGCCTTTAATAAAATATATTGCAATGATTGATATTAAAAAAACAAAAATATTAAATGTTTTTTCTACACAAAAAGAAGCAGTGGCTTCAAGAAATTTGAAATCTAATAGTTTTACAAGAGCAATTAAACAATATTCTATTTCATCCGGACATTATTGGAAATATTTTGATGAATGTCCAATTGAAATGCAGAATGAATATTTGCTGCATAACAAACTTCCAGAAAAATATGTGTCTGTAAAAAGTAAAACAGTCAGTCAAATATGCCCAAGAACAAATGAAATAATTAAGACTTATAATTCTAAAAACGAAGTTATAAATAAATTTCAGATGTCTATGCTAACTTTGAGTAAGTGCTCAGAAAATGGAAATATTCATAATGGATATCGCTGGAAAATAAATGAATAATTCACTTCGGCAATAATATTTGACTCCAAATTTTTTTAATTTTATTTTCAGTTAAATCCGGTATTATATCCTTCATTTCAATAATAACTTTTTTTATAGATAATTTATCTTTATACTCCATAATTTTATTATAATTTTCTGGAATAAGATGCAATTTTATTTTTGGAACATAATATTTTTGAACTGTTTGATTATGAATTTTTTTATATTCAATTTCTCCCAATTCTTCCCTCATTTTATCTCTATATTTTTTTTGATTTATCCTATTTTTCTCTTTTGCATCTAATTTACTCCATGAAATCGCATGTTTTACTCGTTTAGTAATTGTCAAATAATTAAATCTCTGTATCGCCCATCTTTCTTTCCAAAAATTAAATATTTCAATTAGTGGCTTACAATTTTCCGGTAATATTTGCTCATTCAAGTTATTCTGAGAACACAATAATTCTTTTGAATTATTATAACAATAACCAACATATATACCACGTTCAATATTATGGAATAATTCTTTCTTATTTATAGATAATTCATTCAATATTGTTTGAATAATTATACGTTTGACATGAGATTTATTTTTTATTTCATCAAATTTATTTGTTAATTTTAAATATTCCCTCATTTTTTCATATAATTCATTGGAAATAATAAATGATTCCCCCGATGTTAAGCCAATATACTTCAATTCTTTTAATCTTTCATACTGGATACTTCTTCCATATATCGAAAAAGTATAATATGCAATTGCATAATGATTGTATTTCTCTTTTATTTTTTCTTGAACTTCTCTTGAAAAAACACTCATTGCCAATAATTTACCAATATTAAAATTATAACCAATTGGTTGAACAGCTACGCAAGTTGAAATATTAAAAATATAATCACAATTTTTATATTGATATTCTTTTGTCCATCCAATATATTCATCTCTTTTTTTAATATCTCTCTGTGCGCTAGATATTCTAACCAATCCAATAATTTTTTCATTCAATTTCAAAAAATATGCAATTGATTTACCAGGCGGTTTATTTGTTTTAACAGATGATGTATAGCATAAAATATTATTCCAAATATTACTATTTTTTTTATTTGTAAATTCAATTGTTAGAATAGATGCATTTAATTCATCAAGATTTTTTATATTTGATACATATGAAATATAATCTTCTTTTTCCATATTTATTTTTTCAAAATCCGCCTCTTTATTTTTATAATCTATTTTTTTTGGATCTATTTTTATAATTTTTTCAATATCATTTTTAATTTCATTTAATAAGTCCATTTATATTTCTATAAAATAGAATATAAAAATTTCAATTTTTTATATTACAAAAATTGAAATTTTTATATTCTTACTTATTAAATATAAAAAATGGAAACTACTATATTCTCGCCAAATGACAAAATATTATTTATGGATAGATATACAGATGATTATCAATCATATGAACTAGAATCAAGTTATCTTGCTGGAGTTATAGATGGTGACGGTTCTCTATCATGTTTATCAAAATATCCATTTTATATAAAATTAGAAATCTGTCAGTGTGATTTTTTATTAATTTTTCTAATTATGAAAAAATTTAATGGAAATATTCAAAAAATTGAAAAAGAACATCCACAGAGAAATCAATATTCTATATCATTTACTAATCAATGTGCAAGTGATATATTAGAATTTATTTATCCCAATATTATGTTAAAAAAAGAACAATGTAGATTATGTATTGAAAATATTAAAATTTTAAGAAACACTGAAAATGCTGAAGAACTTGAAATAAATTCAAAAAAAATTTCTGAATATAATAAATCTCACAATGAACGGGAAATATCCGATAATATAACATGGAAATATATTGCTGGATTATTTGATGCCGAAGGCAGTATTTCTTTAGTTAAAAGTGATATATCAATTACACAAAAAAATTCAGAATCATTATTAGAAAAAATTAGAAATTTTATTGGATATGGTAAATTAAGAAAATATCGACTTATTATTGAAAAAAAAAGTAATATACTTGATTTTTTTAATAACATAAATATTTTTTTAATTGTTAAAAAACAATCTCAATATTATATGGATTATTTATCTAAAAGATCAAGCAAATATTTACCTGACAAAGATGCATATAGATTACGTTATAAGCATAATTATGATATTCCAACTGATTTCATAGAATCATTGCATATTAAAAGAGAAAAGAAAACATATAAAAATAATATTGTTCTTATTAAATTATTATCTGAAAATAAAAAAGGTGATAAAAATCCAAATTATGGTGTTGAAAGAAGTGCTGAACATTGTAAAAAAATATCTGAATCCACTTTTGGAAAACATAGAAAAATAACAAATGATGTAATTAAAAATGTAAGAGAAGAAAAAGGTCTGAAGCAACAAGAAATTGCGGATAAATATAATATTTCTCGTGCCCAAGTTCAAAAAATATTATCTGGAAAACTTATACCAACTGATGAAGTATATGAGAAAAAACAAAAAAATAGTCGAATAGATATTTTAATTGATTTAGGTTATTCAAAAGAAGAAGCATATATAATTTCTGGAGCTATTACAAAACGGAAAATTGAAGGTAAATATATAGTAAATATATGGTTTTTTGGAAAAATTAGACAAAATAAAATAATTGATTTACCATTTAAGAATACATCTAAAAATCTTGCACAATATATTTCAGATAAATTACAAACAGATATATCAGAAGATATGATTAAGAATATTTGGAATAAAAAAACATTATTGTATAAAATAGATTTTAATGGAGAAATTCCGATTACATTTGAGCATTATAGAGAGAATATTATACCAGATGATGTATTTTTTAATTTATTTTCATAAAAATTGATTAATTATTTTTCATAATTGAATAAAAATAAAAGATGGAAGTTTTAGAGTCATTTGCAAGAGATAATAATTTAAAAATTATCCACAAATATTCTGGTCATGTATCATTACTTGGGTGTTCTAGTGGTAAAAAGATGAACCCTCATCTATTCGTTGAAAATGTTCTTGATTCTGATGAAAAATTATATTATATTATGTTGTGTAATAAAAATGCTATAACATTTTTTTCTGAAGATGATTACGATAAGGTATTTAATCAAGATGAAAATAATTTAACATATTCGTATAATTCAAAAATAGGATATATATTCAAAACGATAGATAAGGATAAAAAATTGTATTTACATCAAATAATAATGGGTTATTCTGGTTTTGGTAAAGGACAAATAAGCATAGATCATATAAATCAAAATAAATTAGATAATCGAAAATGTAATTTAAGATTAGCAACTCAATCTGAGCAGAATAAAAATAGAGGTAAAGTAGCAAGGAAATTAAATGCAAAAGAATTACCCACTGATTTTGTTGAATGGTTAAAAAGAGAAAGAGATTTGGATAATTTACCAAAATTTTGTGAATACTATTTGAATCCTAAAGAAAAAAAAGAATTTTTTATTATTAGCAAACATCATCCATTATTGCAACAAAAGAGAGATAAATTTAAAATATCATCAAAATGCGGAACATCTGGTGAATATTCAATAATTGATAAATATATTCAAATCGAGAAAGCATTTTTATTCCTTGAAAGTAAAAAAGATTTTCCAATTGATAGTTGGTCTATCGATGAATTAAAAGAATCGATGTTTTAAAAAAGAAGGTATATAATTTTATAAAAAAATTGATTCTAATTTTTCTTATTACAAATAGAAATAAAAAACAAGTTAAGGAGAACCAACTTATAATTATGAGCTTAGATATTGTGCACCTAATTGAAAGCAACCCAATTGCTCGATTCAATCAACCCTATCATTCAAAACTGATTGATAAATTGAGTCTAAAATTTTCTAATTATGATGAGAAAATATTTTTGTTAAATTTTTATTGTTATTTGAAATATGATAAAGTTAAAGATTTTGTAATTGATCTAGATAATATTTGGAAGTATATTGGTTTTAGAAATAAAGCTAATGCAAAAAAATTATTACAAAATTCTTTTATTATTGAAAAAGATTACAAAATTTTACGTTTGAATATTCATGAAAAAGAGAAAATTATGTTAAATATTCAAACATTCAAAAAATTATGTGTAAAATCATTTATTAAAAGAGGTGATGAAATATATGATTATTTTAGCAAATTGGAAGAAGTATTTTATGAGATACTCCTAGAAGAAAATATTGAATTGAGAGCCGAATTACTAAAAAAATCAGAAGAATTTAATGAATTGAGAGCTGAAATTTAAGAAATTGAAGATATTAAAAAAGAAAAAATGTTACTGAATAAATAATCAATATCAGGACCATTTTTAAATTCGCTTTGTGAATTTACACCGCTGAAGATTTAAAATGCCGATTTTTTATAAAATCAACTTAAAGAAAAAGTATTATAATATATTAACAATGAATAGTAAGAGGTCTATGATGACTTGTTCGTGCAGTTCCTGCTTTTCTCTTATAAAAAGAGCATTTAAGGTAGGAATAATAAAAGATACACATTAAAACTCATCAGTTAGGATTGTCGCCTTAACAAACTCATAATTTACACGCTCTGCAACGGGCAAACCTTGAATATTTTTTGTTGTGTAAAATCGGCATTTTAAATATTCAAGGGTGTAAAAATTGTATTCGAGTAAAAAAATTGGAATGTTAAAGATATATCATAAATTTTGGTGAAAGCCAAAAAGAAATTTCAAATCAATATGCGGAATAGTTTTGAAGCATCTAATAATGGATATCCAGTATTATATAGAAATGGAATTGGAACAATATAAATTCACAAAGCAAATTTATATTGCCTACAATTCTTAATTTCGCAAAGCGAAATTAAGAATGTAAAATATGACGAAAATGAAAACCTAATTCATATATTTTTGTGCAAGTATTATTGCTGCAATATATTGGGAATAAGTGATAAATCTTTGACAAAATCAATCAAAAAGAATATCCCTTATAATGGACACTTTTTTCGAGAAATTGGGGATAGACTGATGATATGAATTTTCCATTTAAAATTATTATGAATTGTGTTATTTTTAGAAGCATACTGCAATGATAAACGACTCATTGGATTTTCTTTAATTGCATCTGCAATAGAATCATAAATTTTCAATACTTCATTTGTTTTTTTATCAATCTTTGATACTGTTAATGACATACCTTTTTTCGGGATCTCTGGTAATTTATTATTTTTTTCATATATTTCTCTTAATTCAATTGGGCAATCGTCATAATAATTAATATATCCTCCCTGCGTTCTTGATTCTCTTTTAATTGCACAACATACAGCAGCATGTGATAATATAAAAAAGTCTTTAAACCCAAGCGTTTCTAATTTACTTTGTAAAATAAAGTTATAAATAAATTTCAAATGTCTATGCTAACTTTGCGCAAATTTTCAGAAAATGGAAATATTCATAATGGATATCGCTGGAAAATAAATGAATAATGATAACCTAATTCATATATTTTTGTGCAAGTATTATTGCTGCAATATATTGGGAATCAGTGACTTATGATTTGTAATATTAACTCTCTAACTGATTGAATTTTTATTTTATAAAAGTTTTTCTAATTTTTCTTTTCAGTCAGTGTTATTGGATTCCAATAACATTTGATTGCGATATTCTAGTATAAAAAATATATTTTTATAATATATAAAAATGGATATAAGAAATAAAAAATTGCTAGATTCTATTATTGAATACTTGAATCCTAGATTCAATAAAATTGAAAATGAAATTTCTTCTTTGAAATCAGATGTTTCTTCTCTAAAATCTGATATTGCAACAATAAATAAATATATTTCAACTGAAAGTAAAGTAAAAGAAATTACTGCGAATAAATTAGTTGAAGAATTTTTTAATACACATAATACATATTATAAAAAAATAAGTCTAAAATATTTTTATAATCGTAAAGGAAAAGAAATAACTGAATTAGATGGGTGCTATGTTATTCATCCAAAAGATTATCACTCAGAAAAATCATTTAGTAATATTGTAAATCGAAAATATAATCGTATTACAAATGAAAAAGCAGTTGCAGATATGCTAAAAATAAATAAAACAGATGCTACATCTTATACTCCTACAAGTAAACTCATTATTATAGAATGTAAAAATTTATTCAATAAATATATGGTTGATAAAAAAATATTGCAACTTACAGAAATTCATAAAATTCTAGAAGAATGCAAAGTAAAACGAGATGGTGATTCAAAAATATATACTCAGATGATAAAACAAGAAAAAGTAGATAAATTACCAAAAGAATTATATATTATTCTTATAGGACATGTAAGCCAGATTGTATTTCAGTATATCCAAAAATGTAATTCTGGAATAAAAAAAGATGAATATGATATGTATGAAATGCAAGAAATGAGAGATTCTGTTGAATTCAAAGAATTATCTAAAAGAATACCAAATTTTACTCAAAAATGTAAAAATACGGAAATGATAGAATATTTCATAGATAAATATCCAAGCGAAGAATTACTGAAAAAACTAAAAAGTAACACTAAATCATATGAAGAAATGCATGAGTCACTCGAATTTATAAAAGGTAAAATTGGATATTTATTTTATGACAGATCAGAAGTTTATTTTTGATATTCTCGGTTAAAATATAAAATGTATTTCTACATTTACATCGCTGAAGATTAAAAATGCGATAAAACTATTTACACCCTTGAAGATTTA